AGAACCAAGAACTGTTGGAAGAATTCCGTCATAACCTGTTGCGTAAGCAGATGTATCTGCGTTAGCGCGTGAAGCAGCAGCACCTGTTGTGGTGAGTGCGAAGTTATTTCCAGTAAGTCCTACTGTTCCTGCACCCTGAATTACCGCAGAAGTTCCCTGCGCGGTGCCTTGGAAAGTACAGTTAGCAGTACCAGTTGCAGTACCAACGTAAATGTTGTAACCGATTGCGCCTGTAACTGCTGTCCAAGAAATTGCTAGAACGTCACCTGAAGCACACGCGGTTGATTGAACTGTTGAAACGATTGACTCACCAAAACCTGAAGATGAGATACCAGCGTTAGCAGTTACGTATACGTAGTATGTTGTAGCCGCAATAGCAGTCTGACCTGTTGCCGCAGCAGGTGAAGTTAGAGTTACTGTTGCTGGTGCGGAAAGCGCGCCTGAGTAACCTGAAGCAGTACCGCGAGCCATCAACATCATACGTTCTTCCATAAGCATTGTTGCGTATAGAGTTGAAGTAGATGATAGTTGGCGCAAGTCCTGATAACCCATAGCAGAGAAGTTAGCGTCAAAAGTTACGCTATCTGATAGTGAGTATGAGTTGTAAGGAAGGATTAAATCCTGTGCGGCATAACTAATGATTGGTCCACGCTCGTAGTTAATTGAACCAAAAGTAGCAGTTGAACTCTGCGTAATTCCTGGCCAAGTGTTTCCTACTCCACCTGTTCCTGTACCTGTGTAACCAAGAATTTGCTTCTGACGGTGGCTTGTGCCTACGCCTTTTTTACGAGCAATTTTGTTACGAAGTGGTGTTGGACGTGGTGTAAGCATCTTTGCTGGTGCTTCCAAATCGAAAGCAGCGAAAGATGTTGAGAGTGGAGAAGTTAGAGAAATCTCCTTTTGAATATCCTGCATAGCCAAACGTTGTGAAGCAAGTGCGTTATTTAGCGCGCCTACTGCGTCAGGTGTAAGTGACTTGTTTGCTACTGCGGCTTCTAGCACTGCTACAGGGTCACCTGCGGCTTGTGCGAAAGTTGCTGCGCCTGACTTGATAGCCATAATTGCGCTTGGGTCGGTAACTGAGTTACCGATTGACTTATTAAGTTCTGCGTTAAATTCTTCAACACGAAGTGCCGCTTCTTTTGCGCCACTAGCGTCAGAGAAAAGGTCAGAAGCCTTAACTTGTGAAATCGCCATTTTAATCCTTTCGTAAAGAGTTGTTTAGTTGGCTTGAATTGCTTTGGCTTTGGCTTCGAAATCTTGAGCCAATTCCTTATAGCCACGGGCAAGTTCTTTGTCCGTAGCAGAAGCGGACTTAGCGCGATAATCTGCGGCAATAGCAAGGAAGTGAGAAATTTCTTCTACTACCTTTTCTTTTACTGCGAATCGCTTTGGACCACTCCCTACTGCTTTTGTCTTAGCCGTTGCCAACTCACTCTGTAACTTACTAATCTCTTCTTTATAAGAGTTAATCTCATTAGTTACTGAATCAGTAGCACTCTTTACGGCTTTAGTAATAATGTCGTTAATGACTTCATCACTTAAAGCAGACTTCTCCGAATCTTCTTCGGAATCTTCAAATACGTCTTCGTCAGAAACACTTGGAAGACGTTCGATTGTTGTTTCAGGAAGAATTGTTCCTGCTGACTTTGGTGATTCGTTAGGAGTAACAATAACTGCGGTTGAAACGTTATCTCCGTTTGGAAGTTGTGTGCGTCCGTGTGAGTTAGCAGGTTGGTTACAACCGCACTCTAGGCACTTAGTAACTTCGTCAGACTTATCAAGTGGCTTCTTTCCTTCGGCTTCTTCTACTTCTTCTTCAGCAGTTTCAGCACCGACACTTGGACCTTCTTCGGTTTCTTCTTCGGCAGTTTCGCCAACGTCACCTTCGGCTTTATCTTCGATATAGCCACGTTCCTTACACATCATAGTAAGGTCGGTCATTTCTTTTGTAAGTTCTTCAAGACGCTTTAGTGCTTCTTCTTTTGAATACTCTTTGTGCGCCGATTTTTCTTCTGTGGTTTCTGTTACCTCAGTTGTTTCAATAACTTCTTCGGTTACAGTTTCCGCAGGAGTTTCTACAACTTCTTCAGTTGCTTCTACGAGTTCTTCCACTTTCATTATCTCCGTTCCTACGGACTTAGCCATAATTAGTTTTGCGTTAGGGTTTGCTGGACGGTCTACTAAAGATACTTCGACAATTTGACCGTCAATAATTCGTCCGTTTGCCGCTTTGTTATCACGAACAACGCGTGGTGAACGAATACCAATAGAGAATCCCTTGAATACGCCTGTTTCTGTTTTCTTAACACTAACAGGGTCTACTACGTGAACGTTAATATAAAATCCGTCTTCTTTAGCGTCTAGTTCTTTAGCGACACCTGCGGCAATATTAGAGTGTTGCTCGCGAATATTTCCGCCTGTTTTAAACCACTCAGGCATAGCGGTAGCAAGCCAACCTGCGTCACAAATCTGTTGGTCAATGTCAAGAGAATCATCTGTTGCCTTGCCATATACCATTAATGTTCCGTCTTCAAGTTTTTCTTGCTTAATAATTTTGGCAAATGCGCTTGTTGTATCAAGGCTCATAGATTTATCCTTTTTCTTTTCTCGCTCTGAAATTCCGTCTGCCCAACTTTTACCAGCGTCACCACCCCATAGTAACCAAGCAATATATCCAGCAGAAGGGTTTGAGGAATCTCCCCAACCTTCACCTTTCTTATCAACTTCGTGACGTGCAAAATAAGATACCATACGGCGAATAGTTTCTAACGGAATACTTTGACCGTTAGATAAACTTCTTGCGCGTGCAACTCCAACTTCAGTACCACCGCGATTAAATTCACGGCGTAATTCCAAACCACGTTTCGCGTTATTACGAACGTTCTCTGGTGGTACAAATCCGTCTGCCATTAGTCCTCATCTCCAAGAATAAATGATAACGCTTCTTCGCCTATATCACGAGTATCTACTACGTATGGCGCAATGTCGCATACACAGTTCGGGTGAGCAGGTGGTTCCGTATCTCCACTTGGAAATGTATCGTCAATACGGATAGGTGATACATCTGCGTTCTCTTGGCATAAATCGCAAGGGTCTGCAACAAGCCACTCTACCAGTTCTACGCCACTTTCTTGATACAACTCACGTGACGCCACGGCAACTGCTCTACTCATTTCTGTTTGAGCAATTCCTAATGCGCGCTCGCTATCGCCTAATAAATCTTCTACGTCATCTACTACGCTTTTAGGGGTTTCGCCTTTAGCAAGAGCGCGTGATAAAACAGTTCCAAGACGGTCAAGAGTAGTTCTATCTAATCCTTGAATTGTTACACCGCGTCTGTCAAGTAAATCGGAAAGACCGCGTGGTGGACGTAGTAAAAGCGCGGCAGGTTTATTTCCTGCGCGCCAATTTTCCCAGTTTGTAACTCTTACTGCGTTACGTAATTGTTGTAACGTACTAGGTGCTTTATTTACTTTTGCTTTCGCTACGCTATTTAATGCTATATCTTGACCTAACGCATACGATTCTAAATAAAGAGTACGTAACGCTTGGTTTAAAGGTTGGCTATTAAGCCGTACGTGAATCTTTGCCCACTCGCGTAACTCTTCGGGTTTAATATCGGTACGTCCTGCGTACTGCGCAAAGAAATCATTTACTACCGCGTTAGGGTTTAACGATTCTTTTAATGCGTCACGTACTAACTTTGCCCGTCTTGCCGCAAGGCGTTTCTTGGCTAAGTTTTTTTGCTTCCACGCTCTATTCATAGCGTCCTACGCTAAATAACGTTCGGCATACCACCGTGCTGAATCATAATCTTTTGTTACTACGAACTTATTTAGAACGTCCGCGTATACAACGGGAACTTCTCTAAAATTAAATTCGCGTACGGGAGATTTCTTTAGAAAGCGTAGGAATTGCTTTAGTTCTTCTACCGCTTTATCAGCAGTATCGGCTTCTACGGACGCGCGTAACTCTTCTATTGCGCTATTAGCGTTTCTTAATGCGGTGTCTTCAGGTGCTTCAGTACCGCGTAATTGTTCAATAGCGTCTTGCGCTTGTGATAAAGCGTTTTCGTGCGGTGCGCCTTCAGTACCGTTCATTAGTTCGCCTTCGGTATCTATACCGCTAAGAGCCGAATCAAAAGGAACTATTCCTGCTTCTGTAATGAAATATGCGCCTGTTCCTGCCACGATAATAGGCATATCAGCCTCAGGGGATTCAATTAAAGGTAATCCCGAACGTGAACGGGCTTCGTTAATAGTAAGTCCGCCTGATTTGATTTCTATATCGCGTGTACGCGCAACGCTTTCTAAGTCTTGTCGTCCTGATTCCATAAACTTAAATTCAAGTTCGCGTGGCATACCAAGATAGGTATATGAAAGATTTGAAATCATCTTACCAATCCAAGTAGCCAAAGGAATCGCGCCAATAACTTCTGACGATTCGGCTTGACCCATTTGGAATCCTGAGCCACCTAATCCGCCTTTAGGACTAAACCCGATTTCGCTAGGCATAACGCCAAAGTGACCGCAAATAGAATTTACAAGGTATTCGTCAAGAGTATCTTTAAACTTTTCTCCGTATCCGTCATACTGAACCGCTTTAAGTCCTGCTGGTAGTAGACGTACGCGCTTACGTTGTTCGGTTTGTCCTGCTAAATCGTTATTAAAAATATTTTCGTAAGCACGAAGCAATTCAGGATTATTACCAAAGTTAGCGTCAGTTTCCATAAGCAACTCAGGAGTAACTCCGTCTGTATATTCGGCACGAATCCATTGTTGTCTACGTAGATAAATATCAGCGAGCGCAAGAGCGCGCTCTGTAGGAGAGTAGCCATATACCGTCATTGTTCGGCGGTTACGAATCATATAAGAAAGTTCGTCTGACGTGAATTCTCCGTCTGCTTCTTCGCCTTCAATACCTGCGGCAAATTCGCTACGTGGAAAACCATAAAGGATTTGTTGGTAAGCAGGGAACGGTGGCATAGGACGCATACCACGGTCATCTATAAGTGGCTTAATTGTAGAGCCGTCAAGAATTTGTAACCCTAATAAATCTCCACCGACAGTTGATTGCGGCCAAACCGCCCACGCGTCAAGTACTAAGATTTCTTCTAACGCAATATTTAACCAATCGCTAAATACAATACCGTTTGACTTATCAGGTTGTTCCCAAAACTGACGCGCTCGCGAAATTTCTTCTGTATATCTTTCGCGTGCTTCTGTCATAGCGCGCGTATGGTTACCGCCAATTTCGCTGATAATTTTTTCTGCGGAATCTTCGGCAAGAACAATATCCCAGTTAAGTCCGACAATCTTTGACTTTAGAACTTCGATACATCTACGCAAAATATCTATTTGGTCGGCTGCAGCACGAAGAGTTTGAAAAGGAACTAAACGTGTAGCAGTAATATTTATATTCTGCGCTACTTGGAATTCATAACGGCGTGGGTCTGGTCTTCCAGAATCTTCCCGTGGTGGGTTAATTGCTCCTGGAACAATAGGCATACCTGGAGAAAACGGTACGTTTGGTGTAACAGGGTTACGTGGTAATGCGTCAGTAGTACCGTAAGTAGTTTGCGTACGTCCTGAGATATTTCGCATATCTTGTTCGGACATAGCAACTGCGCCTACAGGTAGGTTAGGTGCCTTCGTATTTTCTTCGGCTACCTTCTGAGCAATACGGTCTAACAGACCCATATTTATCTCCTTCTTTAGCCGTT